GGATACTAATGCCATGTTCTTTTCCTTTTTAAGAAACTTTTTTATATTTATAATAACACTATAGATTTGGGGTACTTAAGATGCCTTTCGAAAGGTTTGCCCATAAATACTAGCATGCAAAGACCGTTATGTCCTACATGTCGTGGCAACCCTGTTGCAATAAACTACTATTCTAAAGGTAAAGTGCGCTATAGAAAGCAGTGCTCTGGTTGTGCTCGTCAAGGAAAGAAGGGAAGGCAAGTGGCTGGGTGGCTACGAGCTGGATATAAAAAGAAGCTGGTCTGCGAACATTGTGGCTTTAAAGCAAAACACAAACAACAGATGTTTGTATTTTATGTTGATGGAAACTTAAAAAACAACAACTGGATTAATCTAAAAAGTATTTGTGCTAACTGTAGGATAGAAATACATCAAACCAAAAATACATGGACTGAAAGTTCCATTGATGACGACAAATGAAATTTCTAATAAAATTTAAAAACTTTGACCAGTTAATATGTAATGTCGATGATACTAATGTTGGGAAGAAGTATTATAGTTTAGTTAAAGCAAACTACCAGCAGTCGTTTCCTGTATATCGTGACAGACCTAAATTTACAAAACAATACTTGAGTAGGCTAGCAGAACAAGCAAACGATCACTTTGGGTGGAATTGGAACGTTCAAGAACTTGCGCTAGAGAATACAACACAATTGCATAAAGACATAGAACAACTGTTAATGAATGGCTTTGACAATATCCCTGCTGAACTTGATCATGTTATACACGATCTACACTACGGTTTACATATATTGCAGGACAATGTTACACCTAGTAGGATAGGTTGGATGCAGATAGAATGGTATAATGACACTGGATTTGCATTGCGAGATTACAAGTTTAAATCTAAATTAGATATTGGAGATCTTAGACTGCAGAACCCTTATGTTGGTCACGGTCCTCTACAGGTGTACTCCGAAAAAGATTTTACCAACATAAGTCAGACTTGCAAGTTTCATGACTTTGTAAAGCCTGGTATTAATCTAATAACAGTATCCACTGACGAGTTCAGTGAACAAGATCAGCTAATAGAAAAGTTTCAGCAACACGATCCTGCATTTGTAGATCATCACGGTATTGAAAAAATTAAATCCTACATAGGATTCCCAGTTGTAGGGAAAGTTGAGAACATAGAACTGTTAGAACAAATAATAAATTATAGTTCTATTATAGAATTAGAAAGTATCGAGTTTGATTAAAGTCGACTACTGATCTTAGAATAAAGATGATTTACAGTGCTGTTGTTGTTGAGCACTAGATCAAATACAGTTTGCAACCAAGCCCATTCACTTATGTGTACGTTTTGTTCTTCTAATTGTTTAACTGCATCCTTGTACCCGTTGCTGGCTAACATACCTTGTGGGTACCAGTCTGGAAGTGCTCCACGCTGAACCCACCACACTTTGCCGCCTGCTTTCTTTATCACTTCAACTTCGTTAGGGAAACGCACATCGCTAATAACTGTATCAGCATCTTGCTGTAATAGCCTATGCTCTAAACTAGCAATCCATATATCATCATGGAATCCTTGCCTACAAACTTCTGTGCCCCAATATTGCAATACCCAACGTGGGGTAAGTGTAGGCATGTTCAAACGTTCGGCCCACCAAGTGTCTACTTGTTCTCGCCACTCACGTGCTTCTGGTGTTGCACCTTCGAGCAGTTGTCTATCCCACCCAAATACAGATGCTACTGCATCTTTGAGTGCGCCAGCAAAACTGTCACGTTGATAGTTGTGTTTGTCTACTAGGTAGTTTGCTACTGTGTCTTTGCCGGATCCGATGAATCCACATATTCCTATAATCATAGATAGATTATAACACAGTTAAAAAGAAAATTAAACTCCGTATTTGTTCTTTTTAGGTTTCGCTACAGGGCTTAGTTTATTTACAACTGGATGCTCCTTGCTACCTTTGGGCACAAGTGTTTTGCCTTTTATTCCCTGCTGTCTCATTGCAGTTTTAGCAATCTTTTCGTCTGCATCCGAATACATCCATATATGAGCATTATCTTCTGCAGGGCCAGACCGAGGTACTTTAATATCCGGTGCACCTGCCATTGCTACCCCAATTCTGTAATGATCGTAGTAATGGTCGTTGCCCAACTCAACCGCATGTGTACCAGAGTGTCTAAGATTGCTAGATACATGCCCTTTTTTATGATCTTCTTTAATAAATTCTTTTGCTCTCATTATCCAATTACCCAAGTCAGTGGATTACTGCCATCAACGTATTCTCTAAGTTGTTGCTCTAAGGATGCCATTTCTTCGTTTGCTTCTGCTTTAAGACTAGCACCATTTAAAGTAGTTCCGCCACTGGGTCCAGCAATTGTAGCAAACTTTTCACGTGCTTCGCCTAGTATACGTTTAGCAAAACTATATGCATATTCTTGTATCCACGGAAAAGCCTGATAGTCGTTTAACAACATGCTGTCTGGCTTATAGTTGTATATGTGAAGTAAACAATCTTCCATGCCTTCTTCTGGAGGATTGGCACCTTGTGTTGGTATTTTTCTAATTAGTGTTAGCTTACGTGTTGTCTTATTGTAATGGAAATTTAAATAACCACCAAACATTTTCATTGCTTGCTTTTGGTAGTCAACAAACAGTTCATAACTTAATAATCCCCCCACACGACCTGCTACTAGCATATACGTGTTAAGATAACCACTAGCAAACGGTTCGAACTGACTTGCTGTCGTTCCTGTTACACTACCTATACCACGTCTATATGCGGCTCTTACATCCATTACAGTACTAGGCAATATGTACTCTTGTGTTTCTGGTTTTAGTTTTAAAAACGCATATGATTCTTCCTGACTGTTGTCAGCACGTTGTCTATATTTTAAAACTGCTTGGTCGATAGCAAGATTGTAATGATCTGTATCTAACTCAACATCAACTATGCCGTCTGCTAAACGTAGCCTGATATAGTCTGTGATTTCTCCACGTTTTAACTGTACTGTTCCGTCTACTGGTGCTGTGGTTAGGTCACCAAAGTTTCCATCCGGGTCATATTTAATGTGTCCGTGCCCGGTTCCTGTAGCAGGAACATAGAGGCTGTCAGTCCTCAGTGTTCCGTTAGCAAAAAATGTTGGTGATAAATCTTGTTCAGCCATATTGGTATCCTTGTAAAGTATTTATCAGGATACTAATATTGATTACAAAGCCTTTAGTAGAAGTATATCTTTATTAATACGTCCGTTAGCAGGAATGCTCACAGCCTTAATATCGTCTAAAAACTTGCGTAACTGTACTTTGCCCGCTTTCATGAAAGACGATAGCACTTGTTCAGGTTTGCGTACCGTTTTACCTATACTTTTAGCTGGATTGAAGCCTAAAACCGTTGTTCCTTTAACGTTTAGGGGGCCAAGTACATCATCAGCTACATACTTAAACATCTTGCGTGTTTTAACATTGTAGACCCAAAGTTCTTGCGCACCTATTATATCAACAGGGTTGATACTAGCAAGTTTAAGATTATTATCTTCCTTTAAGTACTTCATCTTGCTTACTGCTTTTTCCTTGTTAGGTGCACGTTTAACACGAGCTTTTTTGGTTTGCTTCTTAACTTGTCTGTATTGGTCTATGGCTTGATCAAACTTGTCAAAGAAAGCATACATGCGCTTAAAATCTGCGGCCTTGTAGTGCTTGTAGGACTCTGCAAGATCTTCGTCTTGTCCTGCTTGCGCTTCTTTAAGTTCAGCAACATACTGCTCAGCCCATTCTGTATACTTGCTCAACTGCGCCTGTGGTACATTGTTGGCTTTGAAGTATTCAAATGCTTTTGGATCAACTTTATTGCCGCTAACCAGTTCGTCAACCAAACCATCAAAGTGTGCAAGATTGGCATTAGTTTTTTCTTGTAGTCTGTCTTGTATGGTTTTTACTTGTGCTGGTGCGGTGACTTTTTGTTCAACTACTTCCTCATCTGCATCAATGTCAACAATTTTGGATACATATTCAATCCGTTCTTTGATAAACTTGATTGCGTCTTCCTTGAGTGGCATGCCACGTTTATGTGCTGTGGCTAGGCTACATGCAGTTATTCCCAAATGTCCAGCAGGACTTTTGATAAAAGCATCTATATCAACTTTCTCATATCCGTTGTCCTGCATCCAACTTACTACATTCTTCTTAAGATCTTTGGTACTGTAGTGGTAGGCATAATAACGTAAACTGTTATTCATATGATGACTAAAGGTTTTATCGTCCATTGTTAATGCACGTTCTGTATCCCATACTGGCTCAGGACCAGTACCACGCTCATCAAAACCTTTACCTTTAGTTTTAGTCTTAACTGCCATATTTGAGCTCCTCTAATTTACAAACTATAACGCTATTTTACACTCATTTATCTCTAATGTCAAGCCCCTAATAAAATCAACAACTTACACCAGGTTCTAAATACCGCTAAATACTAGATACTATAGGATTTTATTGTGCCACG